CGTAAGAACTATAACAGTATCGTCGCAGGCGATTGTTACGTCACCGACAGCACCGGAAAATGGTTGCTGTATAAGATGAGTAACGCTCGCTATGCGTCGAGATCTGCTAGTGATTACAGCAGGCGAAAGCCTCGGGGCCGTTGGCTTGCGCCAACCAACTACTCCATGGTTGAACTTAAGAAAAGGGAACCAAATGGTACCGTAAGCAAATTGTCGAAGATCGCCCCGGGAAATCCGGGTTATGACAAGCACTGGAGTGGTTTTCTCCATGGTGCCGCTGGCATAGACACGATCCAGACATATGCTGTAATTAACGGTCCAGGAAGTTTACCCTTTCCGACTGACTTGGCTAATAGGTCGCTCATCAATGCGAGAAATAAGCTTAAGGACAGTTTACCCGTCTTTAACCTAGGAATCGCATATGCGGAGCGTAACCAAGTTGCTCGGATGGCCGCTGATTTGCTCGAGCGTGTTGCTCGGGCTCTCATTGCTGTACGCAGGCGTAACTATCGGGCGGCATGCCGGGAACTGGGAATTGTGTTCTCAGAACCCGCGTCATGGTGCCGGACGTTAAGTCAACGCTGGCTATGGTATCAGTACGGCTGGAAGCCTTTACTCCAGGACATTCATAACGCCGTTGAGGCGCTGAAGAACCTGGATACTGACCGATGGAAGGTCACAGTAAAGGGTAAGGCCAGTGTCAAACACCTGTTTCGAGGCACCTATGGGGCAGCCGGGACTATTAGTCATTGCGACTATGAGCTCCGTGCTGACTTTGGGTGCATGACCAGGATTGATGCTGTTCCGGACGACTTGTGCATGTTAATGCTCAAGCAGTTCGGTCTAACGAACCCTGCCTCAGTAGTGTGGGAAGCCACACGCTTGTCCTTCCTTGTCGATTGGGCGTATCCACTGGGTGATTTTATCAACCAAATGGATGCCACGGTCGGCTGGAAGATACTGGGGTGCAGTACGAGTAGTCTTTCTAGGATTACAACTACTGCGAAGGGCCGGTCGTCTACTACTGCATCAGACACGTGGTCAGCCAATTGGTCGGCTGAGCGTGTCGAAGTGCAATTAACGCGGACGGCGTCTGGATCGGTTCCTTTCCCGATGCTACCTAGCATCAAGAATCCGGTTTCGTTCACGCACTTGGCCAATGCCCTAACACTGCTTCATACTGCAGTGTACGGCGGCGGTCCAAGATTTGATACCACCGGCCTCTATGGATGAGGCCACAACCCGAGGTAACAGGCAATGCCTGCAATCGCAGCACTGACCATCAATGATGGTCAAGCATCTCCCGCGGCCCACACCTTCGCCGTCGTTGGTACGACGGGCCAGAAGGCCACTTGGGCGGACAAGGCGGCCGGTATTCCGGTCGGCTATACCAAGCTCACCAATGAGGTGCGCGAGGCGAAGTCCAAGGACGGCGCCCACAGTGTCATTTTCGGGTACGAATTCCCGACTTTGGCGACTGTGAACGGCGTCCTTACGCGGGCTCGAGTCAGTTCGGCTCAGGTGCGCTTCAACTACGCCCAGGACTCGACGGACCAGGAACGAAAAGATCTCGTTGCTTACGTGATCAATTCGCTCAGCAACGCCACGATCAAGTCTGCCGCTATTAGTATCGAGCCCCACTACTAAGTAGGACTCGGCTAATATGTCGGACTTGCCCAATGGCGGCCCCTCCAGTAATGGAGGGGTTGCTGAAACCATCCTGAATGCCCCTTTGGGGCTTACTGCTATGAGGATCTTCCTATGGCTAATTTCCGTCGCCGCCCTTTACGGGGCGCTCACGTTGCTTGTGCTCCGCCCCTCGCTCGTATCCACGAGCGAATCTTCCGGGCCCTCGGAATCCGTGAAAACGGACAACCGGGAAAGCCTGGAGGGAGCTGTGTGTTCCTTTCCGACGACGTTGGAGAACTAGAGAGCTTCGCTCTTTCGTACTTCGCGTCAGAGTGGCTTAGTAAGCTGGATGACGGTAAATTGTCGCCCAGCAAGACTGCGACCACATGGGAACGCTTCAGTATGGCGGAATCATCCTGTTTCGAGACTAACCAGCGTCTGTCGCGAGAGTGGGCTTCGAGCCCATGGCAGCAAGAAATTTCTCTTGCTACCAAAATTGTCGCTAAGATTCTGGGGCGTTTCGACTGGGATGAGGCAGCGAGAGGTTTTGGGTGGGGCCCTGGAGCCACCACCCGACTGACCCGCCGAAAGGCGGATGCTGCGTACAAATATAGCGGTACACCGCATGCAACAATAGGTAATGCGATCCTTGCTAACACCGTTATTCGGTGGAGCCCTCTATGGGCTCGGGAACTTCCCGAGCTCACGGAGGATGAGGGCGTCGGCTACGTAAAAATTGTGGCCGGCAATCGCATCGTCACTGTCCCGAAGAATTACAAGACGGACCGGACGATTGCTATCGAACCCGACATGAACATGTTCGTTCAAAAAGGGATAGGCAGCGTTATCCGGAGTCGATTAAAGCGGGTCGGAGTTGATCTTAACGATCAATCCCGAAATCAGCGACTGGCTAGAGTTGGGTCAGTTGCTGGTACACTTGCCACCATCGACCTCAGCATGGCTAGTGACTGTTTGTCTAGGTCACTGGTCGAGCTGATGACGCCTTCTGAGTGGTTGGACGCACTTGGGCAGTGCCGTTCTCCATTTGGGATTCTTCCTTCTGG